CCGTTCTTCCCGTACTTCCCACCGTTCTTCCCGTTCTTCCCATACTTCCCACCGTTCTTCCCATACTTCCCACCGTTCTTCCCGTTCTTCCCGTACTTCCCACCGTTCTTCCCGTTCTTCCCATACTTCCCACCGTTCTTCCCATACTTCCCGTACTTCCCACCGTTCTTCCCATACTTCCCGTACTTCCCACCGTTCTTCCCGTACTTCCCGTACTTCCCACCATTCTTCCCATACTTCCCATTCTTCCCAGGCTTTGGACCAAAAGTTCCAGCATACAAGTGCGTATCTGTCGATACTGAAGTTTTGGCTAAAGACGGATGGAAGAAAGTAGAAAACCTTCAGGTTGGAGATAAATTAATAACAATTCATCCAGAAGATTTTAATTACGAGACACAAAGTGCAAATATAAGTTCGTCTCAAGTTAAATTTGTAGAAACTACAATTACATCTATAGAATATAGCGAAAAGATGACTTATCAGTTGAACGATTCAGAATCTAAATACTCTGGACAGCAACCAATATTTATCAAAGATGGAGACATCTTCTTGGCAACAACAGTAGATACAGTTCAAGAAGGTTCCATAATGCTAAAGGTTGATTCAGATGGAAATGTTTCTGAGATTGAATTAAAGTCAATCAAGGAAATGTCAGAAACTAAGGTAGCTGATATAAAGACAGCAGAATATGGATGGCTGATCTCTAAAGATAACGTCTTAATGTTCTAAATTCAATATATTAAAATATAGGAGGGGAAACCCTCCTATATTTTATTTTGGGTATTGAATATATAAAAATGAAATGATATAATTCAAATATGGAATCAAAAACACAATACGACAATTCAGGAGACACCTGGCTATACAAAGATAGGTCAGAAACTGCTTCTAAAAGAATAGAAAGAGTTTTTGGAGATATAAAAGTAGAAAACCCAGGGCTCGGATTGAATATATATAAGAATGCTTTTACAAAAGATCAGATAGACAACATTATAAATGCACTAGAATCTAATGTTGGAAGCGGAGTTTATAGATGGAATGAAGCCACTGTAACAAACTCAACTACACCAATTAAAAAAGCTAGAGACTGCGTTGATTTCAAGATGAGCAGAAACTCTCTTGGCCCACGTAATGAAAAGAATGCTGCTCTGCACGATGTTTATGAAACAGTTTTTGATACTCTTAAGAAGTGCGTAGACGATTATTCTAAGTATTGGGGCATATTTGTTAACTGGTATGAAGTTTTTAATTTTGTTAAGTATGAGGGTGAAGGAAAAGAGTTTAAGATTCATGGAGACCACGGACCAAAATATGTGTGTACAGTCTCTGCAGTAATTTATTTAAACGATGATTACGAGGGTGGTGAAATACATTTCCCAAGGCTAGACGACATTGTAATAAAACCTTCTTATGGAGACATAGCCGTATTCCCATCAAATTATATATATGAGCATGCCTCATTGCCAATAAAAAGCGGTACAAAGTATTGTGTTGTCATAATGATGGACATTAATGATTTGGGTCATAAAGATAACCCATATGCAGTAAAGGTGGAACAGTAGTGGAACCAGTAGTTGAATCACAAAATGAAATAAAGCAAACCTGGAGCTTAAAAGAAGATATGGGGAATGGTATCTGGGTATATAGAGATGTTCTTCCAAAAGATTTAGACATCATAAACAGATTAGAGTCTATTCTTGGGGCTTCAAATAATTCTTTTAATTGGCAGCCAGCATATGTAGGCTATATGGAAAGAATGCCAGAATATAGAGATTGTGTAGATTTTAAATATAAAAAAGAAAATTTAATTGGTTATCCAACACAAGCAGCAAAAGATTTAGTTCAAATTTGGCAAGACTGTTATGATAGAAAATCTGAAGCAGTAAAAGATTATTGCAAGATGTATAACATACAAGAATTAAGATATTGGGAATCTTTTAATTTTGTTAAGTATGAACCAGGACATCATTTTATGGAGCATCATGATCATGGGTACTCATACAACTGTACCGTTTCTTTGGTCTCATATTTAAATGATGATTATGAGGGTGGAGAGATTTATTTTAGATTACAGCAGCTTAACATAAAACCAAAAGCTGGGGACTTATATGTATTCCCTTCTAACTTTATGTATCCTCATCAAGCAATGCCAGTAAAGTCTGGAACTAAATACTCATTAGTTACAATGTTAGATTATAGTTCAAAGTATCATAACCCTAAGTTCTATCAAGAAACAGGGGACTAATGTCTATACTGAAGGCGTATCAGTCACATGAAAATGCATTAAAGATAACTCCAATGCCAATGCAGAGATATTGGGCAGAGGACACTTTTGCACGACACGCCTATCATTGTTTTCCAGTAACTACAGCAAATACTATAGGGTGGTATTTATCTTCTAAATACAGAATTGTTTTTGAGTGGGACGGAATATATCCAGATCCAACTGGAGAACATTTAACAATTATAGAAGGACAAGATTATTGTCACTCTAAAAGAGGGCATTTAACATTAAGTATAGGTACTGGATTAAAATTTACATCAGATAAAAATATTAGCTTGTGGACAATCAATCCAGTTAATTATTTTAATAAAGATTGGGAAGTTATGTCATCCCTTATTAGTACTTCTTTTTATAACCAAGAACTTCCTTTAGCTCTTAGAGTGATTTCTCCAAATAAAAAAATTGTTATAGAGCCAGGAGAACCAATAGCAACAATTGTTCCAATATCTTTAAGTTTATTAAAAAATGAATCAATAGACATTTATGATTGGCATATGACAGCAGAATATACACAATATAACAAAGAGTATGGAGAGGCTGCTGCACAAAAAAATATGCGTGGAATATGGACGGATTGGTACAGAGATGCAGTAAATTATAAAGGAGAAAAAATAGGAGAACATGAAGCCAAAGCACTTAAGCTTAAGGTGAATAACTATTCAGAAAGATTTAAGGATGAGTAATAAAATAAGATTTGTTGCTAATAGGCCATGGTTAGATAAGGACAGTTTTGGTGCACCCACTACAATACTAAAAACAATTCCAGACTGGTATAGAAAGGCTGACAGGTTTGCAAAAAACCAAAAGGGTGATTTTGTTATCGGACCCGATAAAGGAAAGATACCAACGTGGAAAGCTTGTCCAGCAGTATTTGATGTTATGGGTACTGGGTATGCTTATGTAACTCCTTATGACATAGAATTTTTTATAAATGATAGGGGCGTGATTGATGCCAAGATATTGAATAATGAAAACAGTCCATCATTTTATCCAAGTTTAGTTACCCCAAGACCTCCAATGCCCCAGTTTCATCATCCAGAAGGATACTACAAAGATCATTTTGCTTGGTTCCCAGAGTGGGCAATAGAGACCCCAGAAGGATATAGCGCACTGTATGTTCACCCATTAAATAGATATGAACTTCCATTCTTTACAGTTAGCGGGATTATTGACAATGACGATGTTAACCTCCCAGGTTCAATGCCGTTTTTTGTAAGGGAGGGATTTGTTGGTATAATTGAGGCAGGTACCCCGTTTGCACAAATAATACCTTTTAAGCGTGAAGATTGGGAATCCGAAATCATTATAGAAAGTAAATATGATTTAGCTAGAAAAAATGCAATTAACTCACAAAGATTTAGAAGACCAAATGGTGGGGTATATAAAAATGAGGTTTGGTCTCAAAGGAAATATACATGAAAAAAGACTATGCTAATGATATGGAATGGCTACAGAATAGAGTTTCTATAACTCCCTCTGGGTTTTTCGGTTCCTCACCAGAAATGATTCAATCTAGAGAAAATTTTATGACAGATAAAGAATTAGAATTTTTGTCTAGTCAAGCTAGATCTATTGATGAGTGGGACATAACAGAAACACACTATAATGAAGAAGGCACAATAATATACTATTCTGAATACTGGAAAGATCGTGTGGCTTCTAGGCCGATATTGGATAAAAAGGATCCTATGATTGCTAGAACTATAGATGGCATGGTTGCAAGATTAAAAAAAGAAGTAGATAGTTTTTTTAAAGTCAATGCCATACCAACTAGTCCAGCTATAGTTAGATGGATGCCTGGATATAAGCAAGAGCCTCATGCAGACAAAGAACTTCATATTGGAGATGACGCAGGAAAGCCAAATGATTTTCCATATTATGATTTAGCAGGATTGTTTTATTTAAACGATGATTATGAAGGCGGAGAGTTATATTTTCCAAATCAAGAAATTAAATTTAAGCCAAAAGCAGGGGCAGCATATTTTTTCCCAGGAGATAAAAATTTTATTCACGGCGTATCAGAAATAACTTCTGGAATTAGATATGTGATACCGTTTTTCTGGACTATAGCAGAACATGTAGGAGATAATTAAAAATGTCAATTAACTTTATAGAAATATTTCCAAAAATTCATGTATACCCAAATGCATTAGAAAATACAGATTTTTGGATAAAGGATTCTTTAAATGGCTCACATCAATGGAATGATTGGGGAATGTATGGTAAAGCATTTTCAACTTCTCAAAATCTTGTAATCCATGAAAAATTCCCAGAGTTTGATCAGTTTTATAAGAATGCAATAAATGAAAGTCACTACCCTTCTTTTGCGGACGTGTACGGAAAAGCTTTTTACAAAAACACTAAGCACTGGCTAGAAATGTATCCTATGGAATTGGATAACTGGATAAGTTCTGCACCAGCAATATGCCAGTATACATTAGGGCCAAAAAATGGTCATGGTACTACGTTCGTAATGGCTTATCATTCTGATTATACAATAGGAGAAGAAACTTGGCCTGGAGATAAATTTGAATTAACTGCAACACTTTATTTAAACGATGACTATGAAGAAGGAGAGATTTGTTTTGTTGTAAAAAATACAGATGGAACAGATACTAGGTTTTCTTATAAACCAAAAGCTGGAGACATGATGGTTTTTCCAGCAAGACCTCCTTATTTTCATGCAGTAAAAAGAGCTTATGGAGATAATAGATACATAGTAAGATCATTTTGGCAGTGTAGAAAAGATGGAGACGCTGCTTGGCATGAAGGCATTGAAAAATATGGTAAAGAAAAATGGAACGAAATGAAGATGGCAGAAATCCATGAGTATAGACAAAAGCATA